GCTTAAAAGGGCGTTCTGGCACGTTTACGTTCGGCCATCCACTGCATACAAGTACAGCAACCAGTACAACATCTGGCACAACAGCGGTTAGGGCAGAACAACTGACTACCGATTCTGGTTCTACTGCGGTGACTGCGGGTACTTACTTTCAGCTAGGTGATTATCTTTACATGGTTACAGAAGATAAATCCGATGGCGCAGGTACTTTAAAGTTTCAGCCGCCACTAAGGGCAGAGATAGCATCAGGCACAGCATTAGATTTTACATTGCCTAAAAGTCTATGGCGCATGGCTTCAAATGATATTGGCTGGTCTACTGATACTGCCTCCCTTTATGGATTTACTCTAGCCTGTGTCGAGGCCATCTAATGAGTCGCACCCTATCATCTGAAATGCAAGCGGTCGCAACCGCTGAAGTAGTACGCCCGATATATTTAATCGATATGGAGTTTACGTCTGGTAGCGTTTATTTCTGGTCTGGCTTGGGTAATTTAACCTTTAACAGCAACACTTATATCGGTGCAGGTGATTTACTTAGCATCGGTACAGTTAGTGAGACAGCCGAGCTACAGGCAAATGGTGCAACTGTTACGCTGACAGGTATAAAGCAATCATTAGTCACTATCGCTAGGGATGAGCCCTACCAGGGTAGGCCGCTAACTATTCGCCTGGGCGCATTAGATGATAGCGGGGATTTAGTTTCATCGCCTGTAATTATCTTTAGCGGCTTTATGGATGTAATGACTATAGCCGATGGCGGTGAGACATCTACAATATCTTTAAGCGTAGAGAATAAATTAATTGCCTTTGAAAGATCATTTGTTAGACGCTACACCAGTGAAGATCAAAAGATTGAGCATCCTTCCGATAAGGGCTTTGAATTTGTGACTAAGATTCAAGAGAAAGAGATCATCTGGGGAAGACCAACCCCAGCATCGGCAGGTAGTTATTCAGGAGGCAGGACTGACCCAAGGATAGGCAGATGATAACAATCCAGCATGAAAGTCTGGTAAATGTTAAAGAAGATATAAAGCCGCTATTGGAAGAACACTGGCGGCTTGTTGCGTTAAATCAGGGCAAGATAAAACTAAATCCTGATTGGAAAGAATACGCTAGGTTAGATGCGGCAGGGATATTGAATATATTTACTGCGCGTGATGATGGTGAGTTAGTTGGTTACTTTGTTTTGATAATCAATAAAAGCATCCATTATCAAGATCACTACTTTGCAGTGAATGATGTTGTATTTGTTTTGCCTGATAGCAGGGCGGGTGCAACTGGTTATAAATTGATCAAATTCGCAGAAGATTATTGTCGTGATATTGGTGTATCATTGATGATGATTAATACGAAGGTACATATACCTTTCGACAAGCTAATGATAGGAATGGGCTTTGATTTAATTGAGCGCGTTTATTCTAAATTTTTAGGAAAGTAAAATGGCAGTAGCGGCAATAGCAGGATTAGCAACGGCAGTAGGTGGGGCTGTAGCCACAGGATTTGCATTAGGTACTTTTGCAACAGCATTTGCTATCGGTGCTGGCCTTTCCGTTGTATCTCGCGCATTGATGCCAAAACCATCTATGGGAACGTCGATGCAGGGCAATTCTGTAACTGTCAGAGAACCTGCTGTATCCCGCAAAATCATTTATGGTCGCGCTAGAGTTGGCGGTGCTATTGTTTACCTTGATTCTACTGGGACTGATAACGAATATCTCCATCTAGTAGTTGCTGTTGCGGGTCATGCGATTGATGGCTTTGAGGAGGTCTGGTTTAACGACACAAAAATCTGGGATGGCAGTTTTCAAGGCAACTGGGGGTCTTATGTTCACATAGGCTTCCATGATGGTACACAAACAACTGCCGACAGCACTCTAGTATCTGCGTCTACTGGTTGGACTAATGACCATAAATTATTAGACACAGCATATATCTATGTACGACTAAAATACGACACAGATCAATTCGCGCAAGGCTTGCCAAACATTTCTACAGTGGTTAGAGGTAAAAAGGTTTATAACCCTGTCTCAGCTACTACAGCATGGTCGCAGAATCCCGCTCTCTGCGTGTTTGACTACCTAAAGGATACAAAGTATGGCTTGGCAGAGTCGGCCTCTAACGTCAATACAACGGCTCTGATAGCGGCTCAAAGTTTATGCGATGAGACTGTTAATTTGTCAGGCAGTGGCAGTCAACAGAGATATGTTTTGGATGGCGTAGTAGATACTGCAAATAGTCGAAAAGATAACATCGAAGCTATGCTATCTAGTATGGGCGGTAAGTTAATCTATTCAGGCGGTGAGTATTTTATTGTCGGTGCTGAATACAACACCCCCACGATTACAGTCGATGAATCTGTATTAGTCGGTGGTATATCGGTTAAGACCAAGCAAAGCCGCAGAAGCCTCTACAATGGCGTTAAAGGCGTTTATCTAGCAGAAGAAGAAAACTACACCCTAGCTGATTATCCCTCTATAACGAGCAGTAGCTACTCTACAGAAGATGGCGATCCCATCTATCTAGATATGCCATTGCCATTTACGACTAATAACGTAAGGGCACAGAGAATCGCTAAGATTGCCCTATTGCAGTCTCGACAGCAAACACAGATAACCATTCCTTGTAACCTGGCCGCACTGAAGTTTAAAGCGGGTGATAACATCATGGTTACTAACTCGCGTATGGGGTGGACTCAGAAGGTTTTTGAAGTCACTGGCTACCAGTTAGACATAACTACCGATGGCGCGATTGTTGTAAATGTAGACGCAATAGAGACAGCCTCTGCTATTTATGATTGGGCAACATCCGATCAGCAAGACTTTACCACTGGTGGCGAAGTTGATTTGTATGATGGCTTTACTACTCAGCCGCCCACTAATCTTGCCGCTACATCCACCACGACAGTGGCATCTGATGGCACATTATTGCCTTCTCTTAGATTAACATGGACTGATTCAACCGATGTATTTGTCACCCAATATGAGGTGCAGTATCAGCGCGGGTCTGCCAATGTGGACTATGGTGAGATCACAGATGCTTATACTACTAACACTGATCAGGGCTTAATCACTAATGCGGCATCTATCACATTAGATTACGGCTCTATCGATGACCCAGTGGCGACTGATGAGCCTAATTATAATTCAGTCTTTGTAACGACTAATCAGTATGTAATTACTGGTGTTGTTCCATCTGCTAATTACAACATTAGAGTTAGGGCAATTAATAATCTTGGCGTTAAGAGTAACTTTATTACCCTGTCAGGATTGGCCGAGGGTGATACTGACCCCTGCGGTATTCCTGATAGTTTAAGTGCAGTTGGTGGGCTAAAAGAAATTAGCCTATCGTGGATTATTCCTACTGAGCCTGATTACTCTCATGTTGAGGTGTGGGAAAACATCGTAAACAACTCTGCGACTGCAACTAAGATTGCTGTGTCAGGTGGTGATAACTTTGCCCGTACAGGTTTAGGTTATAACGTACTAAGATATTATTGGGTCAAGTCGGTCGATTACTCTGGCAATGTTTCTGCGTTTTCATCGGTAGCTAGTGCGACTACTTTGTTTGTTGATACTGATTCATTCAGTCAGGCGGTGAATGATTTATTCCAAGAGGCAGGGGCGTATGGTATCGAGCCTGTTAGTTCGCTTCCTTCAACGGGTGACTTTAACGGTCAGATTAAATACCTAACAACTACTAATAAACTTTACCGCTGGGATTCTTCAACGTCTGCGTGGACTGATGACATATTCTCTATTACGTCTGGTTCGGTAGATGCGGCATCATTCGCATCAGGTATCGAGCCGATTAGCATAGTTTCTAGTTTGCCTAACCCATCAGGTTACACTGGGCCACAGTTAGTATTCCTGACTACTGATTATAAATTGTACAGATATAACGGCAGTGCATTTGTCTCTAGTATTGCGGCTGGCGATATTACTGGCACTATTGGATCGGATGTATTCCCTAATAACCTAAGACCAGTAGAAGTTGTTTCTACCCTGCCGACTTCAGGCAACTTCCAAGGTCGGCAAGTATTCCTTACATCTGACAATAAGCTATACAGATATAACGGAACGTCATTTATCGCAAGCGTAGCAACTAGCGATCTACAGGGTCAGGTAAGCAGTACGCAGATTAGCGATAACTCTATATCTACAGCCAAGATACAGGCAGACGCGATTACTGCAAATGAAATAGCAACTGGCGCGGTTACTGCTGATGCTATTACTGCTGGTTCTATTAGTTCGGCCGCTATTGCGGCAGATGCCATAACATCTAATAAGATTGCGGCCAATGCTGTTACGGCTGGTGCTATTCAAGCGGGTGCTGTTAGTGCTGATGCGCTGGCGGCTAATGTTATTACATCTGACAAGATAGCGGCAGGGGCTATACAAACATCAGACTTAGCGGCTAACTCTATCACGGGCGGTCTTATTGCCGCATCAGGTGTAATCACTAATTCGGCTCAGATAGATAACCTAGTCGTTACTGGAGCTAAAATTGCAAACCTTGCAGTAACTCAAGGTAAGATTGCTAATTTAGCAGTTACAGAAGGTAAGATTGCTAACCTTGCAGTTGATACATTAAAGATTGCAGATCGAGCAGTTACATTGCCCAACAGTGCATTTACGTCAAGCGAAATATCTGTTGATGACAATGATGGCTTAGTCAATGTGCAAACGCTTACCTATACCGCAACGGGACAGCCAGTTAATATTTCCGCGAGTTGTTATTATTATGGAGAAAGTGATGATGATACTGACGATGACGTTCAGCTACGGTTTAGAATATTGCGTGGTACAACTTTAATTGGAGCAATTACACCTATAAATATATATAGGTGGGATTTTGGTAGTCAAAAATCTGTTGCACCATTTGCAATATCTGTAATAGACACGCCCCCCGCAGGATCAGTAACTTATAAATTGGTTGCTGATGTTCCTAGTGTGCAAAACAATCCTAATTGTAAAGTCGGCAACCGTTCGCTAGTTACGCTAGAGGTTAAAAAATGAAATCTTATATCGTGTATGACAGCGATGGCATAATAGTTAGAACAGGCGTATGTTCTCAGCATGATTTGCATTTGCAAGCGATTGATGGGCAGTTTGTGATAGAAGGCGAGGCAGATGACGCATCTAAAATGATTGTTGATGGAAAGATTGTTGATAAGCCAGAAACAATATATACAGACGCAGAATTAAACAATCAGATATTAAAAAGTATTAGGACTACAAGACGTAATAAATTAGCAGAATCAGATTGGACTCAATTTGCAGACAATCCATTAACCGACAAGAAAAAGGCAGAATGGGCAACGTACAGGCAAGCGTTAAGAGACTTGCCACAAGAATACCCTAATGCTATTTCAAATGATGATATAATTTGGCCTACAAAGCCGAGGTAACGAAATGACTACAGCAGTACAAAGACGCAGAGGCACTAACACCGAACACGCATCCTTTACAGGATTAGAGGGTGAAATTAGTGTAAATACTACCAATGAATCCGTACACGTTCACGATGGATCGACTGCTGGCGGTTTTGAATTGATGCGAGCAGATGGCTCTAATTCATCTGTATCGCTAGGCGATATAACAGGCGTTACTGCTGGCACTGGTTTATCTGGTGGCGGTACTAGCGGAGATGTGACGTTAAATATTGATTCTACAGTTGCTACCCTGGCAGGTACTCAGACCTTCACTAATAAGACCCTGACCAGCCCAATACTAAACACCCCCACTATAGGCACATCGTTTACTATTGGTGGCGCGACTATTACTGAAGCAGAGTTGGAAATACTCGATGGCGCGACTGTAACCACTACAGAGTTAAACTATGTCGATGGTGTTACCAGTTCTATCCAGACCCAGATAGATGCTAAAGCCCCTATAGCTTCACCTACTTTTACTGGTACGGTGACAATGCCTACTGTAGACATCAACGCAGGTTCTATTGACGGCACAGCCATTGGCGCATCCTCTGCATCCACAGGCGCGTTTACTACGCTGACCGCCACTGGCCTAACTGTAGACACCGACACCCTACACGTTGACTCAACAAACAATCGCGTGGGCATAGGGACTAGCTCGCCTAGTGTTAAACTACACATAGTAAACGGAGCATCCTCAGATCTTATTACACAAGTGTATGGTGGTGGCACTATCTATTCAGGAGTAGGTGTTGATGGCACTGGTGTTATATTAACATCAGGAAGTTCAGGCAGTGCTGATTCAACAATGAGGTTTCAAACTGCATCTAACGGTACTGAAGCAGAACGCATGCGTATCGACTCCTCTGGCAACGTGGGCATAGGGACTAGCTCGCCTAGTAGTTTACTTCATTTATCTAGTGCAGGTTCAACTGTATTAAATGTAGAAGCAACAGGAGCAAATGATAGCCGCCTAAGAATAACATCAGGTAATAGTAATACTTCATATGTTGAGTTTGCTGACCCAGATGATGTAGATACTGGTGAAATACGTTACGAACACGCTACAAATAATATGCAGTTTAGAACAGCAGGTAACGTAGAACGCATGCGCATAGACTCCTCTGGCAAAGTGGGCATAGGGACTACAAGTCCTTCAAGAATATTACATCTTAAAGATGGTGTTCCCGCCATTAGATTAGAAGATACTGATGTATCTGGTCTTTATCACGACATATTAGGAGCGCAAAGCGCTGGAGTAAGTATTGATGTAGATGCAGGTAATGTTGCTTCTAGTAGTTTCTTTAGGGTTGATATAGATGGCTCTGAAAAAATGAGGGTTGACCATAATAATAGGCTGTTTGTGGGTACTACTAACACAACACTTTACGCATCTGGAACAGGAGGTGCTACAGGAGTAATGCTTGACCCTAACGGCCCAACTGCGGTAGCTAGAGACAGTGGGACTGTTGTGTACCTTAACAGGTTAACTTCTGACGGTGAGATAGTTGTTTTTCGAAAGAACGGCTCAACCGTAGGGTCTATTTCAACAAACGCTAATTCCCTGCCGTCCGACAGA